AATACCTTCGTCGGCGGCATCGCCACCGCCGTCGGCGCCCTGATGCGGTTCATGTCCACCACCGCCAACGTCACCAAGTTCCTGGCCGAGTCCGTGGCCGCTCGGGTGGCGGGGCCGATGGCCGAGGACACCGTGCGCGTCGAGGCGCGCATCGAGCGGCTCAAGAAGACCCTGTCCGGCGTGCAGGCACTGCAAGACAAGGGCCTGCGCGGCCTGCCGCAGTACATCGGCACGCTGGGCAGCGAGCTGACCCTGGGCGATTACGCCAGCGGCGACCCTGCCAAGGTGATCGCCCGGTTGCAGGGCGAACTGGACAAGGAAAACGCCAAGCTCAAGCTGGGCATCGAGCTGAAGGAAGGGGCCGCTGCTGCTGCGGCCGCCGCCGCCGCCAACACCGGCGCCGCCACCGCTGCGGTCAGCATCGACAACCTGCTGGAAGGCATGGCCACCGGCAGCGGCGGGAAGGGCGGGGGCAAGGGGTCCGCCAAGGGTGCCACCCAGAAGAAGGTAGAGCAGCTGGCCGAGAGCACCACCCTGGCCCGCGATGAGAGCGAGCGCGCCCTGCGCGCCATCACCCAGGCCTTCGACGATGGCGCCATGTCGGCCGCCGACTACTACGCCCAGCGCACCGCCCTGCAGGAACAGGTCATCGACCTGCAGCTGCAGGAGCTGCGCTCGGAGCTGGCCCTGGCCGAGTCCGCCAGCCGCCGCCGCGACATCGAAGAGCGCATCGCCATCCTGGAGCGCGACCGCGCCCAGGTGGCCATCGACAACGCCCGCGACCAGATCAAGGCGCAGGACGAACTGAACCGCAAGAAGGCGGAGGGCTTCGGCAGCCGCCTGTCCTCCATCACCAGCAGCCTGTCCACCCANGAGGGCTCCATCAGCGCCCAGGTGGGCGCCGGCATGCTGGGGGCCGGCGAGGGNGAGCGCCAGCTCAACGCCCTGCGCGATGAGGCCCTGGTCAAGCTGCGCGCCCTGCGCGCCGAACAGCAGGCCTACCTGGACGACATGAAGGGCGACGGCGATGCGGTGGCCGGCGCCGTGGAAGGCCTGGCCCAGATCGACCAGGCCATCGCCGAAGTATCCACCCGCCAGCAGACGTGGAAGGGCGAGATCGAGGACATCGGCGCCAACGCACTGGGCGGCTTCTTCAACGACCTGATAGACGGCGCCAAGTCCTTCAAGGACGCCTTTAAGGACATGGTGAGCAACTTCCTCAAGGGCGTGGCCCAGATGATCGCCCAGCAGCTGGCGCTCAACGCGGTCAAGGCTATCGGCCGCGCCTTCGGCGCCGCCCACGGTGGCGGCGTGGCCGGCTCCCTGCGCATGTTCCGCAACGGCATCGACCCGGGCGTGTTCGCCATGGCCCCGCGCTACCACGGCGGCGGCGTGGCCGGCCTGATGAGCAACGAGGTGCCCGCCATCCTGCAGCGCGGCGAGGTCATCCGCACCCGCCAGCAGGAAACCGCCCTGGCCGCCCAGCTCGACGCCGCCCGCAACGGCGGCAACGCCGCCGCCCCCATCCGCAACATCATCGTGTTCAGCGAGGACGAGCTGGCCAACGCCATGTCCGGCGCCGCCGGCGAGAAGGTCATCGTCAACCATGCCCGCCGCAACCGGGGCGCGCTCAATGGCTGACCCGGTGCCCTGGACGCTGGACCGAGGCGGCGACTACACCGAGGAGGTGGCCTGGCTGACCGACGTCATGCAGGCGCCNACCGGCGGCACCCAGCACCGCCGGCTGCGGCAGTCGCCGCGCACGTTCCTGGCGTTCNCCGCGCTGGAATCTGGCGCCCGCCGNCGCTGGATGGAAGTGCTGCTGCGCGCCCACGGCGCCGCCAGCTGGTGGGCGCCGGTGTCCATCGATGCGGCTGCCCTGGACACCGCCGCGGCCNCCNCAGACACCGTGCTGGCCGTCACGGGCGCCGGTGCGCGGCGGTTCGTGGTGGGCGGCCATGCCCTGGTACTCGGGCCCGATGCCCGCCGCCACGAGCTGTGCGAGGTCGCCGCCGTGGCCGCCAGCGCGATCACCCTGGCCGATGGCCTGACCTTCGACTGGCCAGCCGGCACCGAAGTGGTGCCCGTGCGCCGCGCCCACCTGGCCGAGACCCCGCAGGTGGGCCGATTCACCTCCGATGACACGGCCCTGGTGCCCATCCGCTTCCGCCTGGACGAGCCGCTGGACACCGACCCGGTGCCGCCAGCCACCNCCTATCGCGGCTACCCGGTGTTCGACGGCTTCCCGCCCGTGTGGACCGCCGACCCGCTGTGGGTGCCCGAGCGGCAGATCCACCANTCCGACATCGAGGTGGGCCCGGTGTTCGTCGCCGATCTGGCCGGNGTGGCCATGGGCCGCACCACCATGCAGCACGCCGCCACCACCGCCGCCGAGGTGGCCGCATTCCGCGCCGCCCTGTTCGCCCTGGCCGGGCGCTGGTCGCCGGCCTGGGTGCCCAGCTGGGCGCACGACCTGCGCGTGGTGGCCAACGTGTCCGCCAGCGCCACCACCTTGGACGTGGCCGGCCCCCTGCTGTCGGGCCGACCCATCGAGCCCAACCACCGCGACCTGCGCATCGCCCTGGCCGACGGCACCGTCCTGTACCGGCGCATCAGTGCCGTGACCGCACAGTCGGACTCCGTGGACAGGATCACCCTGGGCGCCGCCCTGCCGGCCTTCACCGCCGCCCAGGTGCAGATGGTCAGCTTCCTCACCCTGAGCGTGCAGGACAGCGACACCAACTTGCTGCGCTACGTCGACCGCACCGCCATGCAGTGCGAACTGACCTGGAGGGAGCTCGACCATGAGCTTTGACCTGCTGGAGCGCAGCCGCTTCAGCGGNCGCCCGGTCCACCTGTTCATTTTCNAGCGGCAGGGCCTGATCTGGCGGTTTGCCGGCGGCGACCGCGATGTGGTGGTGGGTTCCAACACCTACCTGGCCGCCAACATCGCCCGCACCGAGATCGAGCAGACCGCTGAGCGCGCCAAGGACACCATCAAGATCACGTTCCCCTACGTGCTCAACCCGGCGGCCACCGAGTTTCCGCCCACGCAGTCGCTGGGCGACGTGTGGCGGCCGTACATCCCCAGCGACCCGGTCACCGTCACCTGCCTGGCCACCCACTACGGCGACACCGATCCGCCGGTGGTGCAGTGGATGGGCGAGGTGGTGGGGCCGGAGTTCACCGATACCGGCGTCACCCTCAGCTGCGATCCGGGCCACGGCGGCGAGGCGCGCAANCAGGGCGCCAAGTTCCAGCGCGCCTGCTGGAAAACNGTTTNCTCCACCGGCATCCGCGGCTGCAATCTGGACCCGGAGACCGTGCGGGTGGANGGCGAGATCACCTCGGTGACGGGCCTGGCGGTGGAGGTGGCCGAGTTTGCCGGCTCCGCGTTCAGCCTGCGCGGCGGCACGATCTACTGGACCCGGGACGATGGCGTGGTGGAAGAGCGCCCGATCATGGGCCACGACGGCGACACCGTGGACGTGCTGTATTCCGGCGCCGGGCTGCAGGCGGGGCGCGAGGTGTCGGCGCTGCCCGGCTGTGCCGGCAACTGGGCCGCCTGCGCAGCCCTGCGGCCGGACCCCGAGCTGCACTACGGCGGTGCAATCTACAAGCCGGTCAAGAACCCGCTGGATGGAGTGTCGATGTCATGGGGCTGATCACGCGCGCCCGCCACCTGCACTACGTCTGGTCCTGGCGCCTGCGCTACTGGTGGCTGGACACGCCCGCCGGGGCCCAGGCGCAGATGGGCGTGCTGGCCTTCGCCGCGCTTGTGGTGATCATCCAGCTGATCCGCATGGCCATGGCCGCCCTGGTACCGCCGTCGCCAGGCGAGCCAGCCAAGGCCATCTACTGGTGGGTGGTGCAGCTGATCATCGCCATCGTGAGCGCCATCATCAGCTACGCCATGCGCCCCAAGGTGGAGGAGCAGAAGCCGCAGGCCGGCAAGGCCCCCAGCACGCAGGACGGCCAGGCGGTGAAAGACCACTTCGGCACGGTGTGGGTGGAGGACGAGTTCATCCTGGCGTGGAAGATGATGGGCACGGACAGGATCCGCTCGAAGGGAGGCAAGAAGTGATCGTCACGCTGCGGCACCTGTTCACGATCCCCGGCTACACGCGCCGCCCCGGCTTCTGCCGCAGCGGAGCGCGTGCGTTCTTCCAGCGCCACGGGCTGGACTGGAAAGCGTTTGTGCGCGACGGCATCGAGGCCGAGCGCCTGGAAGAAACCGGCGATGGCCTGGCGCTGGCGCTGGTGGCCTGGGCACGCAAGTGCGAAGCGGGGGCGATCGATGGGCAAGGGTAGCGGCACGACCGTCGGCTTCCACTACCGGCCCGCGTTCCACTCTGGGCTGGGGCGAGGCCCCATCGACGCCTATCTGGAGTTCCGCGGCGGCGACCGCACCGCATGGTCGGGTGAGTTGACCTCCAGCGGCACCATCAGCATCAACGCCCCCAACCTGTTCGGCGGCGAGAAGGACCAGGGCGGAATCGTCGGCGACGTCGATGTGATGTTCGGCACCGCCGACCAGGAGCCGAACACCTACCTGGTGTCCGCCTTCGGCCCGCAAACGGTGGCCTGGCGTGGCATGGCCACCGTGGCCTTCAAGGGCGGCCGCTATGGCGCCATGAGCCCGTACCCGCAAAAGGCGAGCCACAAGATCCGGAAGATCAAGGAAGGCTGGGACGAGCCGGGGTGCTGGTATCCGGAGAAGGCGGAGATCCTGATGCAAGGGAGGTCTGTCGTTCTGTCGCCATGGGTAGATGGGAACGACCCGAGGAACGAGCAGAACGTGCATGAGTATCGACGATGGTCGATTGCCGGTGATCATGGGCTATGGAGAACGTCGCTTGCCGAGGCAATATCAGATTCTTTCGTAGACGGAGTGGTGGAGGAAGACTTTTCATCCCAGATCGGCTGGTCATTCGACGGGTGGAAGATCAATAGAGTGTTCGATATTTCGCCTGGGGATTCCCCGTCCTTGGTCTTGCATTTCAACCGGCACTCAATGGCTCAACTTGGGTGGGTATCTGTTGCCGGGGATGATGGCCTCGGGAATAGGCTGTGCACGAACCTAGCATGGCTTGGCATGTCCCCCGGCTTGGACCGGAAGTACTGGACGGGTCTTGGTCTTGACATGCTGCCATTCCCAGACGACGGCGGGTATATCCGCCCTGGGTTCTACAGGCTCCTCCCTGGGGTATGGGATGGTGATGCCAGCCCACCGTTTGATCCTGGCGAGTGGGAAGTCAACCACAGCTGCTCACAGTGGCCTTCCGGTGGTGGGTACTTCGCAGCGGCGGCAGTTACGGTTGACCGGCACATTGAGGTGCGTAGATCTTCGGTGGGTGACAGCTGCTTGGCGATTAACCCTGCTCACGCAATCTACTACGTTCACACCGATGGCGAGCACGGGCGGAGTTCGAGAGGAAGCATCAACGATCAGAGCATTCGTAGTGCTGCCGATCTACTATATGCTGAGGGCTTCGGTGTGTGCACAAGCATCGATCCCTCGAAAGAGTCGCCGAATGAGTTTATTGAGAGAATTGCACGTCTGATCGGTGGAAGTTTTAGCCGAAGCCTTTCAGATGGGCAGTGGTATCTGGACCTGGCGCGCGGTGACTACGACAAAGACGCTCTGCCGGTGCTCACCGACGATGACATCCTCAGCTTCAACGAGAAGCCATCCACGCTCGATGGCGCGGTCAACAGCGTGGCAGTCAAGTACTTCGACCCCGAGCGCAAAGAGGAGATGGTCACGCCAGCCGTCAGGGCCTTGGGCCTGATACGGCGCTTTGGCGAGAACCACATGGTTGTGGAATGCCCGGAAATCCCCACGGCAAGCTTGGCGCTTCGCAAGGCCGAGATGGAACTGCGTGCGCGGTCGACGCCAACTCGCGCATTTGAGCTTGCGACCACCCGGCACACGTTCGGCTGGAGGCCCAACCAGTACTTCCGCCTGCAATCCGTCAAGCGGGGGATCGCTGACATGGTGTGCCTGGTGGGTGAGGTGGGCGCGGGAACCCTGCGCAGTGGCGCCATCACCCTCAAGGCGTCCCAGGACATCTACAGCCTGCCCGCCACCACCTACGTGGAAGTCGAAACAGGTGTGGATACGCGGCCATCGCAGACGCCGCTGGCGATTGATGCACAAGTGGCCTTCGAGGCGCCTTACGTCGAGCTGGCACAGCGGATGACGCGAGCGGATCTGAGCTTCCTTCCGTCTGGCGCCGGCTATTTGATGGCGGCGGCCAAGGATCCGGCAAACAGCCGCGATTTCACGATGGTGGTCCGCGAAGCGGGTGGTGAGTTCACGCGGTCCGGAAACGGGAGCTGGTGCCCGACTGGGCGCGTGGTAGAAGTGGCCGGGCTGGAAGGCGGACCATTCACGCTGACAGACGCCGTCGGGATGGATCGCGTGCGTATTGGGCAGGCCGCACTGTGGGGCGGTGAAATCTGCCGGGTCGATGGCGTGGCCCCGCTGTTGCTTGGGCGCGGCTGTGCAGACACCGTGCCGGTTCCGCACAGCGCCGGCGAGCGGATCTGGTTCTATGACGATGAGTTTGCCGGGGATGCGACGGAGTACGCAGAGGGCGAGGTTGTTGATGTCCGGCTTCTGACCAACACAGGTAGCCAGCAACTGCCGGTCTCGGCGGCGGCCAATATCGTCGTCACGTTCGATCACCGGCAAGCGCGCCCCTATCCTCCTGGTGGGGTGTTGGTTAACGGGAGCCCGGCGCCGGCTTACTTGAGTGGGTTGCTCACCCTCGGGTGGGTCCATCGAGATCGGCTGCAGCAGGCCGACCAGCTGATTGACCACGGCGTGGCCGGCATCGGGCCAGAGGCCGGCACAACATATGCAGTCTCTTGGTACCTGGATGGCGTGCTACAGCACAGCGAGTCAGGCATTTCCGGTACGTCTGCGGCCTACACCTACACCGCCGATGGTCGCGCCCGCGTAGAACTTGAAAGCGAGCGCGACGGGCTTGGCAGTTGGCAGCGCCATGTGCGCGAGTTCGATTACACGGTGACGCCTGGCGTTCCGTGGGAGTTGCAGTCCGGTTCGGCGCTGCAGCAGCAAAACAACAGCATCATCCTTCTGATGGGGTAACACATGGCAAAGATTCCATCCCTTGATCGTCCCGGCCCGCTTCTCCCCTGGTGGATGACGGCGATTGTGACTGGGCAATCCACAAACGCGCGCCTGCCGCTCTCCCACCTTGGCATGCTGCCGCGTGGAGGCATTGCGCTGTCGCTGGCGGCCTATGCTGCCGACACGGCCTCCACGGCAGACGCCGATCCGGGTTCCGCCAAGCTGCGCTGGGACCATGCGACCCAGGCCAGCGCCACCAATCTTTTCATGAGCGACGTGGACGATGACAGCGAGGATCACAGCGCTCTGTGGCCGACGCTGGATGTTGGTGCCCACCTGTATCTGCACAATCCGGATGACCTCGACGTGTGGCAATGGTGGTCGATCACGTCGGTCACCTACAGCAGTGGGTACGTGAAACTTGCTGTCACGCTGACCGGAAGCGCGGGGAGTTTCGGAGATGGTGACCCGGTGGTGGTGACGGTGCAGCAGCCAGAGTCCGGAGGCGGCGTCGATTCCGTCAACGGCCAGACCGGCGCGGTGTCGCTGGCACTTGATTACCTGTCCGACGTGGACGCCAGCGCTCCTACGGACGGACATGCGCTGACCTGGAACAGCTCGGCAGGCAAGTGGGAGCCAACTGCGCCTTCTGGCGGTGGTGGCTCACCCGGCGGGTCGTCTGGACAGGTGCAGTACAACGACGCCGGAGCATTTGGCGGGGATTCGGCGTTCAGGTTCGACCCCGCGACCAAGGCACTGTCCGCCCCCGTCATGGACTTCGGCAAGGGCACGGACATTGCGCGAGCTGCCACCACGCCCATCGGCGTGGCAACAGGCAACTTCGTCCACCTGACTGGCACCACGACGGTCACGAGCTTCGGCACGGGGACTGCCGGTCAGATCAGGTACATCCGGTTCGGCGGTGCGGGTACGCTTACCCACAATGCTGCGAGTCTGATACTGCCAGCCGGCGCGAACATCACCACGGCTGCGAATGACTGCTGCATTGCGGTGTGTGAGGGCGGCTCGAACTGGCGCGTCATTGCCTATGAGCGGGCCAACGGTCAGCCTATCGGCGCTGCTTCGATCACCGGCTGGACTCCAAGCACCAACACCTCCAGCCCGAACAACACCGCCCACGCCGCTCGAATGCTTGCCGCCTCAGCAAGCACAAATGTCGATGCTGTCATTCAGCCGAAAGGGTCTGGCGCACTCATGGCGCAGCTTCCGACCGCATCGGCGACTGGCGGCGACAAGCGCGGAACCTATGCAGTTGACTGGCAAATGCAGCGTGATAACGCGAATGACGTCGCGTCGGGATACAATTCGTCCCTCGGCGGCGGGTACGGCAACAGGAGTGGTGCTCCGTATGCCGTTGTCGGCGGAGGATTGTACTGCCGAATCACCGCTGGTGATTGCTCTGTAATTGCAGGCGGAAGCCGCAACACTTCAAGTGACTCGAATACCGCCATAGGTGGCGGAAGTAGCAACTCAATCACCGGCCAGGGGTCTGTAATTTCCGGCGGCGTTACTGGGAATATCTCCGAGCAGTACGCCGCAATCACCGGCGGAAATCAGGTCAGTTTGAGCGGCCGCTATTCACGAGGTGGCGGGAATGGCGCCTCGGACCGCGGCGTCTGGGGCGCGGACGTGTTTGCATCGGCCAGTATGTGGGGGAGTGGAGACTTCCAAAAGGGTGGATACACCCTCGGCGTTGTCACTTCAGATTCGAGTGCAACCCGTGCCACGACTACATCTTCAGGGCCCCCGTCCACAACCAACCAGGTCACGCTGCCCGACAACGGCGCCTACAGGCTGAAAGGCCACGCAATCGCCCGCCGCGCTTCCAACGGAGACACAAAGTCATGGGACCTTGCGGTTACTATCAAGCGTGGCGCCAACGCCGCAGCTACTGCCATCGTCGGTACCGCCACGGTGACGCCGGTGGACGCGGACCCCGGGGCATCGGCATGGACCATCGGCCTGACCGCTGACACCACGGACGGATGCTTGGCGGTGACGGCGACAGGGCAGAGTGGAGCCACCATCAAGTGGTCGATCCGACTGGATTCGATTGAGGTGGTGGGGTGATGGATCGCCTGCGTTGGTTCAGGTAGCGCTGCCACATGCGGGCTACCCACCCACCTCACCCCGATGCAGCGACTCAGGCCGCAGTTGCGTGTAGCGTTTCAGCTCGTTCCAGGATTCATGCAGGGTGACGGCTGCGACTTCGGGGATGTCGTAGCCTTGCTCGAACAGGCGGCTGGTGCCTTCGTGGCGCAGGTCGTGGAAGTGCAGGTCGTGGATCTGCAGCTTGATGCAGGCGCGGGTGAAGGCGGTGCCCACGGATTTGGAGTTGAAGGGGAAGATGCGGTCGTCGTCGGGCGCCACGGGTTGGCGCTGCACGATGTCCCAGGCCTCGCCTAGCAACGGGAAGCGCTTGTGGTTGCCGACCTTCTTGCGGGGGTGTTTGGCGTCGCGCAGCAGGGCGGTGCGGTGGGTGGTGTCCAGGTCGGCGCGCAGCAGGCGGGTGATCTCGCCTTCGCGCTTGGCGGTGGCGATGGCGAAAGCGATGATGTCGTTCATGGGGATCAGCGAGCGCCAGGCGCTGGCGGCGAAGTAGGCGTGCAGGCGCTGGAGTTCGTCGGCGGTGGGGCGGCGGTCGCGGCGGTGCGACTTGCTCACCAGCTTGAGCAGGCGCAGGACGGGCCGGGCGTCGGCCACCGCGTCGGTGGGCGGGGCGATGCCCTTGAGGGGCTTGGCCAGTTTGAGCAGCTCGCTCAGGTAGCCCAGCTCCACATTGATGGTGGCCGGGGCGCAGGCGGGGATCAGGACGCCGTCGGCGCGCATGTGGCGGCCCTGGACGCGGCGGCGGGCGTGCTCGATCACGTCCTGGGCGGTGAGCTTGCGGGCCACGATGTCGCCCAGGCCTTCGCGCAGGCGGCCCATGTTGCCGGCCTGTGTCTTGCTGACGGCCTTGAGGCTGGCCAGCTCCTGGGTGCGCCAGTCGATCAGCTCGGCGATGGTGGCATCGTGGGCGGTGTTGCCGCCGCGGGCCTCGATGTCGGCCAGCTCGCGCTCCGTGCGCTCGGCCCACACCTTGGCGGCCGACTTGGTGGGGAAGGTGCGGGTTTGGGTGGCGTGGCCTTTCCGGCGCACAATGGCGCGCCAGCTGCCGGCCCGCTGCTGGTAGGTGGGCATGGTGTACCAAGGGTGGCGTGGTGCGCCAATGGTACATCCGGGCGGGAAAGATCGGGAAAACGCGGGATTGAACGGGCGGCAGCGGGGCGCGGAAATGCAGGTAACACGATGAAAACCCTTGAAAAGCCACGCCCGGTGGTGGCCGTGGCCCCGATGATGGATTGGACCGACCGTCATTGCCGGGTCTTCCACCGCCTGCTGGCGCCGCATGCGCGCCTGTACACCGAGATGGTCCATGCCAACGCGGTGGTGCTGGGCGATCGCGAACGCCTGCTCGGCTTCGATCCGGTCGAGCATCCGCTGGCCCTGCAACTGGGCGGCAGCGAACCGCAAGTGTTGGCCCAGGCCACGCGCATCGGCGCCGAATGGGGCTACGACGAGGTCAACCTCAATTGCGGCTGTCCGTCGGACCGGGTCCAGGCGGGGCGTTTCGGGGCCTGCCTGATGAAGGAGCCGGCGCTGGTCGCCGATTGCGTGGCGGCGATGGCCGCGGCGGGCAGCGTCCCGGTCACGGTGAAGTGCCGCCTGGGCGTGGACGACGAGCACGACTACGACCGCTTCCGCGCCTTCGTCGACACGGTCGCGGCCGCCGGCTGCCACACCTTCGTGGTGCATGCGCGCAATGCCTGGCTGCAGGGCCTGTCGCCCAAGGAGAACCGCGAGGTGCCGCCGCTGCGCTACGAATGGGCCTGGCGGCTCAAGCGCGAGCGCCCGGACCTGCAAGTGCTGGTCAACGGCGGCATCGCCAGCGTGGAACAGGCACAAGCGCAACTGGCGCACGCCGACGGGGTGATGATCGGCCGGGCCGCCTACCACGATCCTTACGAACTGCACCGGATGGACGTGGCGCTGTACGGTGGCCAGGCACGGGACCGCGCCGCGCTGCTGCGGGCGTTGCGTCCCTACGTCGAAGCCCGGCTGGGGCAGGGCGTTGCGCTCAAGCACATCGTCCGCCACCTGCTTGGCCTGTTCCATGGCCAGCCCGGCGGGCGCGCGTTCCGCCAGGTGCTCAGCGAGGGCGCGCACCGCGCGGGCGCGGACTGGTCCCTGCTCGAACAGGCCCTGGCCTGCACCCTGCCGCGGCGCGCGGCGGCATGATCACCCGCGACGCCGGCCGGTTCCTGGCGCTGGCGCGCGCCTGCGCGCCGGATTTCGGCCCGGCCACCGCGCGCGCCGCGTTCCTGGTGTCCCCGGAAGGCTTCGCCCGCGCCGAGGAGTCGGCGCTGGACAACCGCTACATGGCCGCGGCCGACTGCTACCGCTGCGACGGTGCGCTCGAAGAGCATCGCGCGCTGCAGCGGGCGCTGGCGGCCGACCTGCCGGTGTTCGCCTTTCCCGGCGATCCGGCCACGCCCGATGCGGTGTTCCCGAACAATGTGTTCGCCATCGCCCGCCCGGATGCGCGCGCCTTCCCCCAGGCGATGCCGCGGCTGGTGGTCGGGCGCATGCGTCATGCGGTGCGCCAGGCCGAAGCGGTGCGGGCCGACATCCGCGGCTTCTTCCGCGACCTGCTCGGCACCAGCGAGGTCGACCTGTCGCAGCAGCCCCATGCATGCGAACTCACCGGCTCGCTGGTGATCGACCGGGCCCGCGGGCTGGGCTACTGCGGGCTGTCCGAGCGCTGTGACGAGGCCGGTGCGCGGCTGATGCACGCGGCCTTCGGCCTGCGCGCGACCCTGTTGTTCGACCTGGCCGCGGGCGAGTACCACGCCAACGTGGTGATGGCGGTGCTGGCCGGGCGCGCCCTGCTGCTCAGTCCTTCCGGGTTCGCCGTCCCGGACCTGGCGCATGCCGTCGCCGGGCTGTACGCGCCCCACGCGGTGCTGCTGGATCCGGTCCAGCAGGCCGCCTTCGCCGCCAATGCGATCGCCCTGTCGCCGCGACGGGTCTGGATGAGCGAGGTGGCCGCCGCTTCGTTGCGGCCGGCGCAGGTGCGGGCACTGGCGGCGGCCGGGTTCGAGCTGGGGCAGGTGTCGCTGGGGGCGATCGAGGCCGGTGGCGGCTCGCTGCGCTGCTGCGTGGCCGAGGTGTTCTGAGCCCGGCCAGGCTGAACCGCAGCGCCCGGGGATGTGGATAAGTTCAGACCGGATTCACCAGTTTCTAACGAACATCTTCGGCCTGCCATGGCCCCGTCTCCCGTATCCGTCCCCGGGCCGGGATTTGCCTTTGCCGCCCGAGTCCGTTAGGAAGTCGTAATGTCGCGCCGGATCCGCCTCGCCATCATCGTGTTGCCGCTCGCCCTGGGCGCGGCGGCGACGGGTGCGCAGGAGGCGGAAACGCAGCCGTCCCCCAGCCGGGCCCAGGCGCCTCCGCCGCGGATGCCGGCCCCGTCGGCAGCGCAGGATGGGCGGCGCGAGTTCAGGCCGAGGGAGTCCCTGATGCAGATGCAGCGGCGCGCCGAGCCGGACCCCGACCGCCGTGCCGAGCCGCCGGCCCCGCAGGATCATCGTTCGATGTCCGATGCGGTGCGGCGCGTGCAGCGCTCGACCGGCGGCCAGATCATCGGTGCCGAGCGGGTGCCGTACGAGGGCCGCGACATCACCCGGGTCAAGTACATGGACGAGCGTGGCCGGGTCCGCTATATGGACGATCCGGGCGCCGAAGAACGCCGGCCACCGCGACGCCCGGATAACGGGCAACCCTAG